GCACATACACGCTGTCCCATTCGCGCCCCTTGGCCCCGTGTATCGTCGAGAACGTGACTCCGCTGGTGATGCGCTCGATCCACTCGGCGCGGTTCCATAGGTCGTGCAGGAGTTCGGCGATGCTCTCATGTAGGCCGATACGAGACACAACCAGTTCCACTTCCTCCATTCCTACACCTTTCTTTGCGAGGATTTGCGGCACATCGAGGAGCGGGGTGTTGTCGCGGTGAGGGAGTATCGCGGCCACATCGTTGAGCGTGCGCCCTCCCGCCATCGCTTGAAGTTTCATCCGCGCCACGTCCGTTGCCCGCATCGAGCACCGCAGAAACTTTTCAGCGAGCAGGTTCGAGCCTCTGTCGAGCATGAGGCCGACGAGCGCGAGCACCTTGTTCCACTCCAGTTCGTTGCCTCTCTTCGGCGGTTCGTTGATCGGGATGCCTGCCTGCTTGCACGCATACCGTGCCTCGTTGGTGATCTTGTTGAAGCGCGAGAGCACGGCGACTTCGTGCGGGCTTTGCTCCTCTTGGAGACGTGAAATCAACCAGCGGATCTCGGCGTTGTCGTCCGTGTGGTTGTCCACGGTGACGTTTCCCTCGTCGAGTGACACCCATGCGAGACGCTTCGGGATTCGGTTCGTGTTCTTGGCGATGAGATTGTTCGCCGCTACGCAGATGCCGATGTCGCTGCGAAAGTTGTCCTCCAGCAACATTGGAGTGGTTTTCGGGTCGTTGAAGAACTCGGTGAGCAGTTCTGGACTGCCGCCGCGAAAGGCGAAAATGCTCTGATCTGGATCTCCGATAATGAACAGGTTCATGGCGGGGAAGGCTTTGATGATCTTCCAATCCACGTCGCTGCTGTCCTGCGCTTCGTCAAGATACAGGTCAATCACCCGCCATGCTTCCTGCGCCTCCTTCGTCTGAATCAGCGCGAGGCCAGCGTCGAGGATGCCATCGTAGGTGGTAGTATTGTCCTGCTTGAGCCTGAAGTGCAGTTGTTTCCACACCAACTCCGCATCTGGCCCGCTCCGCTTCATAAGGGCGGTCTTGGTGAGGCGTTTCTTCATGCCGAGTTCGCCCACGATCTCGTCGAGCATCGCGTCCCGTGTCTCTTCGTCCACAATGGCGATGGTGCCGTTGCGGTAGCCGATGAGATTTCCAAACTGCTGCATGAGCATGAAACAGAACTTGTGCAGGGTGCCGACGAAGCGGGGTTTGTAGTCGCCGAGCCTGTGCTTCATTTCGTTCGCTCCAGCGTTCGTGAAGGTGAGCAGCACGACTTCCTTCGCGGGTAGGCTACGGTGAAGCACGCGCTCCTTGAGGGTGGCGGTTTTGCCGCTCCCCGGCCCCGCTATGATGCAGATTTGCCTCTGAACGCAGTCTATCGCGGCTTGTTGTTGGGGTGTTGGATTCATATAGCCCTCCAAACCGTTGCCTGTTTCCCGCTGGCGTTCTTCCGTGTAATCCCTGTATCCGCTATCTTGCCGAGTCGCAGGAGTTCGGTGAATCGCGGGCGGATTGAGAGCAGGGAGCGTCCAAGCTCATCAGCACATTCGTCAGCCGTCAAATCGCGATGCGTCAGTTCGTCGAGAACAATGTCACGCAGAGACGGAGCCTTGAGTCGAATCGAGAAGGCAGCAGCCCTGCTAGTGCCGGATTTCTTGTATCCCGGTGTATTCGGGTATGCGGTAAAATTGAGTTCGGGTTGTGCGTTCATAGAGTCTTGAGTTTCAGCGTGAGGTTTCTCCCGGCGCGTCTGTGAGCTTCGCGTTAGCCATCCTCGTTTTCTCCACAGCCAACGCCGTCAGTTCTTCGATGACTTCCTTGCGTGGTCGCGCCTTCGCACCCGTAATTAGATGTTCCTCGACGATTTCAAAGATGCCGTGCGGGTCAGTTTCACCAGCCGCGATGATTTCCACGCAGCGCATCAGGTTGGTCGGGCAGGTGTGTTCGTGGTAGTAGTATTCGTGGCCGCTCATGTCGCCGTTCCACGCGCAGCCCTCGTAGATGAACATGAAGCTGGGATTATCACGCATCCGCAGGAGCGCGATGGTTCGCTCGCAGCGTTTTCCGGTTGGCGTTTGCTCCACCTGTTTGCCGCCATCGTAGAAGCGCAGACCCATTTGGATTCCGCAGTTGTCGCAGACCCACTGATAGGTTGTTTCAGTGTGCGAGCCTTCGTGATACTCGAAAGAGTATTCACCGCAGTCGGCGCATTTGTGTTTGAAGATTTGTTTCATAGATTTCTGTAATTCGACCGGATGGCTAACCAAGCGGTGCAGCGAACGGCGGGTTCACGTCTTGTTTCAATTCGGGAGTCAGCGGCCCGCCGTCATCTATTGGTGCGCTCATAGTGTTACGATCTGCCACCCTTCCCGTGGTGTTCCGCGCAGGTCAATGGCGAGCACTTGATCGAGTGTCCCGTCCTCCACGCACGCGGCGAGGTTGTGAAGTAGCTTGTCGGTGTTCGCGTCGTCCACACGGGCCAACTCATCGAGCATCACGATCTTCATCGGAAACTTGGCCGATAGCGCGGCGGCGATTGAGATATGGCAGATCGCCTGTTCCGTCCCTGAGAAGGTCTTGTGAGAGATAAACCGTGAGCCTTCCCACCGTCCAATCTCCCCTTCGTGGTAGGCCAGCGGACTTTTCAGCACGTCACCAGCTACCTTGTTGGCAACCGTGAGCATCCCCGTGAATGCGTCGTTAATGATCTCCTGCTGGATGACCTTGAGTTCCTTCCCGAAGGCTTTGATGACGGCTACGTGCGCGGCGGCGACGTTGTGTTCGAGCGCGGCTTGCGCTGCTCTGGCAATGTCGAGCGCGAGTTTCTTCGCCATGTCCCGTGTGTTGCGGAGCGTTTGCGCTTCCTCTTTGTAGGCTTGAACACGCTCGCGGATGGTGTCGGCGTTGTCGGGGGTTTCGAGCGCAGGCGAATCGGCGAGTAGCTTCCTCGCGTTATCCCTGTCGCGCTCGTCCCGCTTGATCGCGTCTGTCAGGTTCGCCATGTCCCGCTCGATGTTCACCATTGGCTTGCGGGCCTGCTCGCTCTGCTGCCAGCCTTTCAGTTTCTCGGCGTAGGCGATGTTCACGCTCTCGTATTCCTTTTTCTTGAGGGTGTAGTAGGCAGTCAGTTCGGTGGCTTTTGCGTCGTTCTCATCGAATTGCTTCCCGAAGGTCGAGCGCAGCGTCTCTTTCCAGCCTTCGCCGACACTCTTGCAGAACGGGCAGCACTCCATCTTTTTCAGATTATCGAGTTCAAACTTCGCCTCGTCTGCCTTTTTCTTGGCCGTGTTGAGTGTCGCGTGGGTGTCCACGCAAACTTTGTATAAGGACTTGGCGAGGTCGTCCGTGGGCATCGGGTCGTCGCTGACCAGCTTTCTCAGTTCCTTGTGGCGGACATCCAACTCGGCCAACTCCTTCTCGTAAGCAGGGCGAGGGTGGTTGATGGCGGAGTTCAGCTTGTCCCGCAGTGCCGCACGCTCCATCGCGGCCACGGATGCCTGCGCCAGTGCGCCAGCTTCGCGTTGCAGGGATTCGAGCGCGGTGGAGTTGTGCTTCATCTTGTCCTCGATGTGCAGGATCGTCTCAGCGGACGCTTCATTCTCCCGCAGTTTAAGTTCAGTGAGGATACGCACGGTGCCCTCGCTGTCCTTGGCTCGCCGATTCCATTGCGTGAAGGCAGCGGTGAGCACTCCGTCCTCCTTGTTCGCTAACTTCGTGATGCCGTCCACGACTTCGGTGCCCTTGAACGCACCGCGCACTTCCTCAATCTGCGCGCTCAATGCGTCCTCGGTCTGCTCTGTCGTCTCGTCTAACTTCACCCGTTTGAGGCGGGCGATGATGCTGTTCGGCGTGACTTCGGACTCCATCGGGCAGTTCTGGAACACGAACTGGATACGCTGGTTGTCCGTCATGGCGAAGTATTCCGCCGTATTAAGAAGCGGACTCTGCGCCAGCTTCACGAGGTCGTCGTCGCCGAGCGTCGTCTTGCAGTCCGACTTCACCGTGCCTTTCTCCAGCCAGTAGGAGCGGGCGATGGTGTTGCCATCGTCGAGTTCTACCAGACATTCCATGTTGGTGCCGCTCGAAAGGTCGAACGTGTCTTTGGAGCGTGCGCCGAGTTCTGGCAGCTTACCGCAGATGGCGAGTCTGGCGGCGTCGAATCGGGCGGTCTTGCCCGCGAAGTTGCGCCCCGTGAATATGGTGCAGGGAGCGAGTTGGTGTGTAAAGCTAAGTCCTTTGAGGGCTGTTGCTTGGAGTTTGGTTATCATTGGGTGTGGTTTTGGTTTCGTCGAAGGGGGAAGATTCTTTGTCAGGTTCGCCGCCAGATGGATGCTTTTGGAACCGCGCCACGGTGGACGGGTTCGGTTGCTCCTCTGACGGCTCGCCTGTCCAGTTTTTCACTTTGCTGTTTTGATTGCCGCACGGATGCGGTTGATGAGTGGGCGTTTCGGCAACGTCATTTTCCCTCGCTCGATGGAGGAAAGGTAGGTGGGTGCCATGTCGAGCCTCCGCGCCACTGAGCGCAGAGACTTGCCTGCTGCCACGCGATCATTGCGGATCGCAAGGCCGAGCATACGGGAGTGGTATTCTCCCTCGCGCTTCGCCCCGTCCCAATGACACTTCGCCCGTAGCCATGTGCAGCCTACGCAGTAGCAGTCGAGTTGAGGGATTTGTGTGTGTGGTTTGAGCATGGTGTTTAGAAGTGGTCGCCTATGTTCTCATCGTCCTTCTCAATCTTGGCAGGAGATCCTTCATGGGTTACTGAGTCGTCTCCTTGTGCGAATAAATACACCCAAAGAACTTCGATCAGTTCTCGGTGGATTTTCTTTGCGGAAAACTTCCACGTTATCGTCAGGTGTCCCTCCCAATCTTGGATGTTCCCGATTTTGACCTGCACTTCGATGGGTAGTAGTTCAAGTAGTTGCCGCAGTCTGTTTCGTCGCCCTTCGCCATCGTCACTGAGGCTGTGAGGAATGCGATCCAGAATGTCGCCGCTGAGTATGTATTTGAAGTGTTTGAGCATGGTGTTAGTTCCTTTTTAGAAGGGCACGTCCGTATCTTCCAGATCCGCATCGGCTGGATACTCCGCAGACTTGCGCGGTGCTTCCTCCTCCACGTCTGGCTCGGTGGGTGTGGTCTTTCGTGTCGCGGGTTCGGTCTGCGCTTCCTCCTGCGCTTTGTTGCGGAGGAGATATTCAGCGAGGAACTTCTGGAGCGTCCTGTCGAGGCCGATTGCTTCCTCGGAGCTTTCCTTGGAGCAGTCCACCAGCTTGAAGTTCGGCTCGTAGTAATCGTTCGCGCCCGTGGTCTGCTGGTCGCCCCGTGTCATCTTCACGGCTTTCTTGAACAAGTCCTCGCCCGATGCTTTGCGAAACTCGATCCACGGCATGAGGCTGGATGTCGTCATGCGGATGTTGCCGATGCGAAGTGGCCCGTCCTTCGTCTCGCGGAAAGCGATGTAGGTCGAGCACGCGAAGTGTCCGCCGTTGCGTTTCACTTCCTCCTTGATGGCGGCATAGAGGCCGTTGGCGATGATGCCTTGGCCGTGAATCTTCACGACGAGGGGATTCGCTGTCACGTCGCGGACTTCGTTGGAGTAGAGGCCCGTCTTGGCGCGTTTGTTGAAACCAGTGATCGTGCTGAGTTCGTCGAGAACAAGGAAGCCGAAGGGGAGCGGCACGGGGACGTTCTTTTCGAGTTTCTTGTCGTAGCGGCGGAGGATGCCTTCGCCGCCGCCCCACTCGAAAAAGAATGGGCTTGCGGGATTAGGGGCGCGTTCTGCTTGTGGATTGGATCGTGACATATTTTTGTGGGTGTGTTTTGTTTTGAGCGGACAGGGGTTGTTTGACTGTCCGCCCTTCTTGTCGCACACTCCCCGTCATACCGTCAAACTTTTTCTTCAACTATTTTCGTCCACCTGTTGTCTGGACAGCCTTCCGTCGCCATCCAAGTCTTTATCTCTAAGAAGCAGCCGCATAGCTCGCAGCGTGGCCCAAGTAGCGCGGTTGCGCCAGTGAAGTGCGGGCACTTTACGCAGGTCTGCAAGCGGGCTTCGCGCTCCATCGCTGGAAGTCGAACCTGTTCGCCGCTCAACGCTGCTACGCCAACCCGCAGCACCGCGCCTGCCAGACTGGTAATCATGCCACCGCAGCCGCCGCAACTCATGGGACATAACGCAACGTGTGCGTGCCGCTCTGTGTCCCCGTTGTGGTGATTGCTGCGCCTCCGTTTGAAGTCGAAATCTGAAATGTTGTCGGGGATAGTATATTTACCACGTAATAGGTCGTGCCCACCACCAAGGGTGATGGCAGCGCACCAGTTGTGGTGAAATCTATCGTAGCGTCATTAGGAGGGCCGCTAAAAAGGCCCGTTGCGTTGGGTGTTGTCAGGACGGCAGGCGAGGCAATCGTAACGGTGAAATCACTCACCACTTCCAGTGTGATCTTCGTGCTGGTGTAGGCGATTCGATACTTGTTCAACCCTGCTGTGGTATATGCACCGTCAGGAAGTCCGTCGAAGAAGGTTCCTGTAATACTGTCGGCGGTGATAATCTCAAAGGTTTCCGTAAGCTGGAGCACGTCCGAGTTAATGTCGTCAAACTCCAGCGTGACATTCGAGGCGATGAATAAATCTCCAGAGACTACAACTTTGTAGCCTGCGATGGTTGTCGAAGATATAGTGTTGCGATAATACGAGAGTGACTGAAACTCCAAGTCGCCCGTAATCGTCAGGTTTTGGTAATACTCCAAACTTGGTGAGTAGGATTTGTAGCCCACGAATATCGCACCAGTGGTGGCTGGGCTGGCCGTTCCTAGAACCTCAACATTTCCGATGATTGTTCCTCCTGACAGCAGTTCGTAGGTGTTCACCACCACGCCGGATGAAGCGGTCAAAATTCCAGTGACGCGCCCCCCGTAGGTGGTCACCAAGCCGCTCACAGTCCCGCTCCCTTGCCAAGTGCCCCCCGCAAGGGTGAGTGTCCCGCCGACTGTGCCAGTGAAGGTGGATATTCCAGACAGGGCAAGGTTCCCGTAGATGTTCCCGTTCCCGTATAATATCGCAGAACCAGAAAACGGATACACCACCGCATATCCAGCAATATGAACCGTCGTTGAAACGCTTGTGCTTCCGGCAATTGTCAGGCCCGCGCCTGCCTGTGCATAGACCCCCGCCCATGCGTTCGTTCCTGAAAGCGTCATATCTCCACCAGCGGAAGCGGTCAAGTTCCCCGTCGCCGTGTTGTTTCCTGAGAGGGTGAGCGTCCCTACGCCCGCTTTGGTCAAGTTGTATGCGCCAGATATTACTCCGCCGACAGTCACGGAATCGTCCACCGTGATGGTCATATTTGCGCCGAGCGTCACGCTGCCAGTTCCCAAGTTCATACCGTTCGCCACAGTGAAGCTGCCGTTCCACTGCATCGGGTTGTTGTAAGCGTTTGTGCCGTAGCCACTGATGGTTCCCCCTGTGATGACGATGGTGCCGTTGTGGATACGGTCATAGCTCTCCGCATAGAAGGAGTCCCCGTTCAGCGAGCATCGGGCCTTCTCGGTCTGTGGAGTCCCATTCAAGAACCGCAGACAGATGAACGTGTGCAGCGCACCGTCAGTAATTGTGAACGGCGCACTTGTGAAATTATAACTGGCTCCGGCGTCCGTGGTAGTAGTCTCGCACGAAGGGCAGTAAGAGAACTTCACTTCGATTTTGTCAATGGTCGCCTCTGCACCTATGCACTCTAAAAACCCGCTCGGTATCGTGTTGTCGAAGTCCACGAAGATGTCATAGGACAACGGAAAGGACAATCCTCCGGGGACAACAAATGTTCCGCCAGAGTGGGACACAGTAATCCCATACGCCCCAAGGTTAATCGTCTGCCCGCCAGCGGTAGCGATTACCGCGCCGCAGCAGCACGACTCGCAGCACGGGTTGTTGATGTTTGAACCTGACGGATCAATACAAGCTTGTCGTAGTCGGCCCATAGTTTTTAGATGACTCCGCCGGGGCCGGGAACCAGCCGCGCAGCAGACTTAATTTTGTTCGAGTCGTTGTAGTCTATCATACACTGCTGCTGCGCCACCAGATGTGTGTTCGTGCATTGGGCGATGACAAGGCCAGTATTTATGACCGCGATCTCGCCGCTGTCTGCCGCTGGATCGTTTTTTCCGTGCTTAAATGCACGCACGTAGGCAATAAGATGATACCATGTGTAGCTACTCGCCGAAGTATATTTCATCTCGTTAGGGTAGGTCGTCCACCCGTTCGCGGCGGGGACTCCCTTCTTCCTAGCACAACTTGATATGCTCACCACATTTGAAGCCACAGAGAAAACGACTTCCAGCCAGACCATGTCCCCACTTGTGAGCGTGAACGTCGCATCCAAGTCCGTGACTGTAACCAGCGCGTTCACTTTTTCTGTAGCGCGCACCGTGCCCCAAGCCATCTGGCAGTTTGCTGTTGTCTTGGGTGCGCCCGTGTAGCTGACTACATAGACTTCAAACGGGTGACGTTTAGGGTCGGTTACTACCTGCTGGCTTATCAGTTCCTCCGCCGTGACATAAACGGGCGTTCCTTGCGCGTCGAATACCGCCTGCCGCTCGAAGATGTAAGTGAGGTAAGTTTCTGGCAAGGTTCCCTGTGCCGCTTTGTAGATGCGGATGAGATCGCATTCTACGCCCCATGTCCTATCTCCGCTGGCATCGAGCGGCGGGCGGTCACGGTGCCATGTATCCGTGCGAACGGTTGTTTCGTCCGCTGGTGGCGAGTCGCCGCCCCACGGCCCGCGTGTGTTTGTCGGGTCGCCCCACACGAAAGGATCGGTTGTGAACGTCCCGCTGCCAGTCGTCGTGCTGCCCATGATGTAGGGCGGATCATACTTGGCGCGGGGTGGTCGCTGTGCGTCGGGCGGGTTGCGGCTACTGTCGCTCGGCTGCGGCGGGGGCGTGTTGGGTTCCAACGGCATGATGCGACGTATCAAGTCCGCCGTCTCCGTTGGTATCCGCTGGCGGATCAACTGTTCTGTCTCCTCTGGTGTCATATCGAGATCGTGGTGACTTCCTTCCGATAGAGGCCATACTTCCACGGTCTGATGCGGCAGGAGATTGTTGCGGTGCCTGTCGGGAATGTCCCTTGGCCTGCTTGCACGAACGATTCGCCGACATAGCCGTAGATCGGGTTGTTTGAATTGGTGTTGAAGCGGAGGGCGACGTTCGGCTCCAGCCAGACGTTCTGCTCACGAAGGTTGATGAACCAGCCGTCATAGATGACATCCACAAGGGTAGGGTCGAAAGGTGCGGTGTAGGAAAGGTTGGCGAACGTGTTGTAGGTGATCGTCGTCGTAGCCTGCTTCGTCCTTCGCCTGTTCGCTCTTGCCCTCGCGCTGATTGTCAATTTTACCTGTCCGCCATCCATTTCAAGCGAGGTGCCGTCTATACTGGTTATGATCCGTGGATACTCGTATTGCACGTCTGAGTATTCGATTCTGGATATGTCGTCGAAGTCTGGCAGGGAAACGGTGGTAAGTTGCCCGTGGACTGTGCTCAGTGGTTCGTATTCAACTGTGGCAGGAAGGTTCGCGCCTCCCGTAAAGTTGCTCGTGCTCGCACGCCCGCTGCTGATTCCTGTTCCAGAGATCGTGAGGTTGCCCGCTCCGTAAGCCACCCTGACAATCGAAATGAGGCTTCCGTTTGCGGATGCTGTGAAGTAGCCGCTCGCCGTCAAAGCTGCTGCGAGTGCGGTTGCGCTCGCGCTCGCGCTGCCCCCGATAGTGACGGCGGTGTTGCCCGATGTCAGTCCTGATTCCGTTGCGCCCCCGCTGAAATTGGTCTTTCCGATACCTCCCGCCGTGGTGTTCGCGCTGGTCGGCGCGGCGGTGATGCCCGCGCTGACATCTACGATAGCCATGTTCAGCGTCGTGTCGTGCCCAACGCCGGGGAGGGCCGTGAGCGTGATCGCCGTTCCGCTGCCGCCAACTATGTAGCTGGCCGTTACCGTCGCGTGCCACGTTACAGACGTCCTGACTGTTCCTGCCCAACTGGTCGGCGGATTGTGTGCTGTTAGCGTGAACGTCGAGGCATACGTGACGCCGCCTATGGTGGTGTTGATGGTAATGTTGCCCCCGTCAGCGTCCACCGAGCCTACCGCCGTCGCTGTCTCCACCTGTGCCGGAGTGCCAGTGAAAGTGAAAGTGATCGCCTCATTGCTCGCGCCTGTCGCCACGCGGGTAATGGATACCGAGGCGGTCGTCGGCATCGTGCAAGTGAAGTTGCCGTTGCCATTGACTGCGGATGCGAAGTTCATCGCGGTCATTTCCTTCGTCGGCCCGATAGGAACCTGAGTGCTGCCGCTCGTCGCCGCGCCGTTCACGAACTCAAAGATGTGCGCCACGCCCGCATGAGTGGTGAGCGTCACGGTTCCAGCCGTTGGATTGGCGTAAAACGTCACCAGCCCGCCGCTACTCGCAACGCCCGTGATGTGGTCGCTGTCCATTTCAAACGTGGTGGACGTGCCGTTCGGTGTCAGGAGAATGAAGGTGTCGCCGTTATTCGAGTTCGAGGCGAAGGTGATCGTGCCCGCTGATTTGACGAGGGTGCCGTTTGTGGATACCTGCGTCGGTGGAACCGTCGCGTATGTATTCGTGGATGTTGAGCCGTCTGGATTGACGTAGGAATGAGAGGCCGATTTCGCCACAAGCTGCGTGTCCACTCTTACCGCCGTTTGCGTCTCGCCGTCGATCTTCCATGCTGTGAGAACGGGGCCGGGGAGCGTCATATACACGCGGGTTATGTCGTAGAACAGGTTCCCCATCGGCCCCTCTGTCGGCACCGCGCTCTGGTCAATGAGGATGGCCGCTTGATCCTGAACGTAGGCCGTCACTGTCGCCGCCGCTCCGTCGCCGACTACGGCCACTGTCGGCGCGGACGTGTAGCCCGTCCCGCCAGCCGTGACGAGGATGCCAACAACCACTCCGCCCCGAAGCTGAACCTTGCCCGCCGCGCCTGTCGCGCTTACTCCGCCCCCTGAGAACGAGAGCGTGGCCGTGGTGTATCCGCTCCCGCCTGCGGTGATGGCGAGGGCGATCACGGTGTCGAGCGGGTTGCCTGCGGTCTTTGCGAGATTCGCCAAGTCATTCGGTTGGATCGTCGTGGACTTGCGGATGTAGATCGGGTGCGATGCCGATGCGCTGGCATACTTGAGCGCGGCGTTGTAGGCATCCTGCGCCAGCCTGTCCGTCGCCCATATCCTTCGCATGAACTGCTGTGCCCCCGTGCCTGCCAATTCCTTTTCAGAAACGAGTTTGAGGTTGGTGTAGCCTTGGCGGTTTTGGCCGGGGTAAAGGGCCACGTAGTTCCCGTCCACTGGCACGTCCTCCACCATGATCAAATCCTCCACGTTCGCCGTGGGATACTCAATATGGGGACGTAGCTGCCTGTCTTGCGGGAGTGCTTGGCCGAAGTCTTTGGTGTCGCCGAACATGGGTTATCCTCTGAATATCGGGGTTGCGCTCATCGATCCTCTGAATATCGGGGTTGCGCTCATCGAGTGTGCCGCCGTTATCGAAGGCTTGAGGTCGCCCAGAGACTCCAATGCCTTGAGATATTGGCGGTTGATCTCGTCCTTGGCCCCTATATTCACGAATCGGCCATCACCGCACAACCTGCGGCGAGCGAAGGCTGTGAGGAAGAACAACGAGAATGGCAGGATGACGTTCACGTTTGGATCTGTCGTGTGATCTCCGTTGTCAATGTTCGTGGTGACATACACGGGCGGTTTGATCATCGTATTGAACTCCACCATAATTGCCGAGGTCGGCATCGGGTTCACTCGAAGCAGGTTCGTGTAACTGGCGTTGCCAAGGTTCATGGCATCCACAAAGTAGCTCGTCGGCGTGCCTGTCTGTTTGTTGAAGTTGCTGGTCTGCGTCCCTGCGGGAAGTGTGTGCGGCGTGGTCACGTCGAGCAACCCGCTCCATTGAAGAAACTCAACCCTCGAACCTGCTGGCCGAAGGTTCCCGTAGCCTGCGAGTCGAACGGGTGGCAGAACCCGCGCAATCTTGTCGCTGTCGGTGAGTGCTCCAGTGATGAACGGGATGCAGTCGGCATAGACTGTTCCTGTAACCGTCCCTGTTGCGCCCATGTAAGGTTTGACGAGTGCCGTGGAACTGGCGATCTCGTTGTATATCGAGTCGCCCGTCAGGGCAACGGTGCAACCCGTCATCCAATCCGCCCAACCAGTAATCGTGACGGATTTGTTGAACTGCTGAACGTCCACACTCACGGCGGCAGGCTCCCGTAGGACGCCCCCGTAGCGTTGCTGGAATATCTCGGCAGGCACCGCGCACCATATCTCCTCCAAGGCTCCGTTAATTGCGTTGCAGACTGCTTGCAAGTCTCCCGTGCTCGGCCCGCGAATGTTGGTGTTGTCCGTGCTGTTGGCGGGAGTGAGCGTGGTGATGCCGAAGTCTCGAAGGAGTTCTACGGCTATGGTTTTCAGAGTGGGCATGATGCTTAAAAGAAACGGCGACGTAGGATTTCCCTATGCCGCCGTGGTTTGAAATTGGTGGAACTGGTAATTACGCTGGCACGGGTTCGGACAGCATGGCGATAATGTCCTCTTTCTTCGCCACGTTGCTGACTTTCAATCCCTTCGCCCTCGCAATCTCGCGCAGTTCGCGGAATGTTTTCGATGCGTATTCAGACACGGCGGGTGTCTCGGCTGGAGTTTCGGCGGGTGCCTCCTGCTCCAAATCTTTGAATGCGTCGGTCAAATCAGGAACCAGTGGTTCCACTTTGGGTTCTTCCTTCGGTGCCTCTGTCTCAGTGACGATATACGGCAACCAACTCAAAAGCCCGAATCCTGCCATCTTCGCCAAGTCGGGAAGCATGACGGTATTGAAGTATTCGATTTCAAAGGGTTGCGTTTCGTGGCGTTGCTCCTTCGCGTTAAAGACTGCGCGGGAGTATTGCCTGCCAGAGCGTCCAGCCAGAGTCGGCATGGAAGGTCTTGGCTGACCGTAGAGGACGAGGATGATTTTGTTCATAGAGTGTTACAAGCGTCCCCCCACGGAGGTTGTTACGCCTCCGTGGGGTTCTGCTTGAATGGTTTAGCTGACGACTGGTGCGCCGTCCACAGGGATAGCGGAGTTCACCACGACGAAGCCGGGAGCCACCGTGTCGGCCCGCTTGATGAGTGCCGCGCCCCACACGACTTCCGCGCCGATGGCGTGGTCGAGGTCATGGTTGCGGTGCTCCTCAGTGCGACGACCAAACTTCGGACTCGATTTCGAGCCGTTGATGGTGCCCATACCGTTGATCAGTGCTTCGCGGCCAAAGGCGATTGAACGTCCAACTGGCACGCCGAGGACGTTGCACTCGACAACCAGCGAACCTGTTGGGAACAACCAATCGGTTGTCTCGCCAGAGGTGCCGAACTTGACGTTGTGCGTCACTTTCAGAACCTTGCCGTTGTTGTTGGTGTATTTGAACACGCCCCACGCGCCCGTTGTAGGATGGATGAGCATGACGTAACGTGCCGTGGACGTATCCGCCGCAATCGTGTCGCCCCAATGGTATGTCCAAGGTGCGTTAGAGAAGTAACGGGTGTATTCAGGCGTCGGAGTGACTGCCGCTGCCGCAACCGAACCGCCAAGGGTAAGGCTGAAGGAAGCTGCCGCGTTGTTCGCGTCTGCGCCGACTGCGGTGGTTGCCCAATCCGCTGACGTGATAGCGTTCGCGCCAACCGATGTTCCAGCAAAGGTGACATCGCCGCCGCCGCTTGCGCCGTCATTGAGGCCAGTGGCGAGGTAGCCACGGGGAGCCAGCAAGGAACCAATCGGGCCACGGTTGCCGTGATCCTTCTGATACCAGCGATAGATACCCACACCTGACCAATCGGTGTAGTTGCCTGCGAACACAGGGTTGTCGTTGCCGCGAGCGTTGGCGTTCTGCTGTGCTTGGAGATACGCGCTCTCGAAGTCCAAGTGGCCAAGGCCGTGTTGGGTCGAGAAGAACATATATTTTTCAAGGCGACTGCCGCCTGAGTCCATCTTGCCGAGCGACATTGGAAGTGATCCAAGGCTGCTGAGTTTGTTGCGGACGCTGGAGATCGTGGCGGTGTCCACGTAATGCGCGGTCTTGATCGTTGCCACGGTGGACGGGCCACCAGAGGTAAAGGACAAGTTGCGGCTGTTCGCGTCGGCGTGGGCAAGCATGAGGCGAATCATGTCGTCGTTGCGCTTTTGGGCATGGAGGGCGCGGAGGCCGTCAATGATCATGCCGTCGAGCTTGCCGTTGATAATGGTTTCGTCGCGGGCAACAGCGTTGTAGCCAACGCCGAACCAGTAACGACCAATCTTAACGTCGAACGATCCGACTTGGATCTTCTGCTCGTTGCCGATGCGGTCTGCGCTGCCTTGTGAGCCGGGGCCACCGAACCCGCCATAAGTCGGGATGTGAATGGTGGTTCCGTCCACTTTTTCCGTGTCGGTGATGCTGATGATGGCCTTTCCACCATCGCCTTCGCCCATGAAACCATCCGCGAGCGGGTAGGTATCATACATGGCTTGTGCGCCGAGGATGACCTTGCGGCACCATAGTTCTTCCTGAATGTCCGCTGTTTGGTCGGTCAGGTTGGCTTTCGTGGTGGCGTTGATGACGGGGTAGGAGACTCCCATGACGGGAACCGAGAAGAATGCGGCGATTACCGCATACATGAAGTTTTTGAATGAGTGTTTCATTGGTGTTGAGTGAGTTGAGTGTTTGTGCCTCTACTTATTGCCTGAGCAAGAATCCCTGCGGGCGTCGGGTTGGCTGTGCCTTCTCGATTGCTGCAAGGTTCATTGACTCTGGCGAACTAAGATCAAGGGCTTTTGCATTCGTTGCGGCGGGCGGTATGCTCGCTGCTCCTCCTGCGGTTGTGATTTTGGCCTGATTTGGGCGAGGTTCCTGATTTCTCAGCGGGTAAGGAGTTGCCTCCATCATCGCTGTGAGTTCCGCTGCCACGCTGCGCCCGCTGGCTTCGGCCCGTCTTTCGGCGAGTCGTTGTGCTGCGGACTGCGCCACTAGGACGGGCGCATTGGTGGCTGACAGGATGGAACGATCTGGATGGTGCTGATCGGTTCGGATTTCGGTGATAAGAGATTGAATCTCTTGACCTAGCTCGCTCTGCGGGTCTTTGGAGGAAGGGAAGATGTGCTTCGCTTTCTCGATACTCGCGTTGCGTGCCTGAGAAAATGCGTCATTGGCAAGGTTCGCTTTTTGCGTCTTTGCGTTCTCGGCATCACTCTTTTTCCGTTCCAGTTCGGCAATCCGCTTGTTTTTCGCATCGTATTCTTCGATGCCAAGGGACTTCACCAGTTCGTCTTTCTCCGCAATCGCTTCAGCAAGCTCCGTGTCCACTTCCCCTAAGACTTCTTCGGGTTCGGGTTCAGGTGGGTTTGCTGCTGCGTGTTCGGCGCGTCTCGTTTTCACGATTGCGATCCGATCTTCCAATGGCGGGGCTTCCTCCCCTGCATCCCGATACTGTTTTCCAAGGGCAATAGCCTCTTGTTCAATATCAGTGAATTGCGCGGTGGTTATCCGATTTGGAAGAACCTTCGACCTTGCTTCGGGGTTTGCTGGCGGCGTGTCGCCTGCCTGCGTCTCCGTCTGCTCGGCATTCTGTGCCGTTGTCGTTGGTTCGTCTGCGGGTTCCTGTTGTTCTGCGGGCCTGACATTCTCGGCCATCATCTGATCGATCTTGTCAAGCGGCGTGTCGCTCAATGGCGGCAATCCACCGTTCGATGCCTCCTGTGTTACGGGCTGCGTTTCGTTTGGCTGTGGAGCGGCATTTTCTGCCTGCTCTGGATTTGTCGCGTTCATTGCAACTCGGCGCGTCCGCCTTCGACTCGCGGATGGCAAGATTTTTCTTCAGGTTTTTTTGAGGGGCGGATCTCGCCGAATGATCTGCGGGGTTCCTTGGGGTGTTTGTTTAGAAACGCATCCATCCTCTGTCGCATATATTTTGCGTCGAAGCGTCCGCTCTCGAAGGGCGTGTAGTCCTTGTTTCGTGGCACGGGGGTTACTTAATACGATTCCCACCGTCATACCGCAAGCAAGCTCAGATGGTTGCCTGAAAGTGCATGGCATCCCTGCCCCAGAAAGCTCCAGCCGATAGCCATCCTTCGCGGGCGAAACATTCCATGACGGCGAATGGCATCCTTGCCGCCACGGGCCAAGCCGTGAGATTACCGTTCGTGTCTGCCAATAGGTCAATCGCTGCACCGCGTGCGTGCAATGAGGGAGTGCTTCCGCCGCGCATAGGGCGGTTGTTATAGCAGCCGTCATAAACAATCGGCTGGAATCCTTCAATCTCAGAAACCTTGACAAGAACGCGTTCCAACGAATCTGCAACGCGCCGATTGCAATGAATGGTTTTCACCTTCACGCCTTCGTAAGTCATCCACTCTGGTGCTGGTAAATTGACAAGCTGCGATTCGTCGCCAGCCTCGCCAAAGAAAGCCGTTAAACTTCGCTGGTCGCTGTCTGGCCAAGGGTTTGGCACGGGCATAAGCGAACGCAAATGCCGCTGACAAGCCGCAATAGATTTCGGCCCCCAGAAGCCGTCCGGCTCAGTGCCAATCTTTCGCTGAATGTCTTGGATTTCCTCGCGTGTCATACGCTCTTGTGGTGATTAACAGTCCCAAGCACGCAAACTCTTGTTGATTCGACTGTTTGGGTCGCGGGCAGTCTTTGCGCTGGTGAGCTTTTCTTTCATTCCTTCCATTCGAGCACAGAATGAATCTTTTCGCGCACCACCTTTAGGCTGCGGGGCTTTAAGGCCCGGCTTGTCTGGGTTTTGGGAATTGTATGAAGCTCGGCCCTTTGCGTTCAGTCCGCCTGATTCGGATTTGCCCTCGCTGCGAGTCCATGCTGGAGTTTTGTAGTTTTTGTTCATGTGGTTATTGGGTTTTGTTTAATCACTTAGCGTATCCACGAAGGCTTTTACCTACTTCATCGCCGTTCACATCGAGCAACACCCGCTTGCCGTCATACGACGCCGTAGCACCTCCGTAGTTAATTGAGACGCGATACGGAATAGCGGAGCAGCCCGCGAGGTAGAGCGATGTTAGGACGGCGAAAAGTGCAATCACGATGAAAGAGGCGGAATGTTTGGGTTTCATTTGGTGGCGTCCTTTTGAACGGATGCGTTGATAGTTTTCAAAATCACGGTGGCGATTATGCCAGCTACCACGACGCGGGCTTTCCACGCGGGCGGAATAATTGTGGCAACGTCGCCAAGCTGATAAGGCAAGGCGGCGATTGCGGTGAGCGCGGAGGTCAATGCGGCCCCGATGCCGCTTAGGGTTGTTTTCCAGTTGTTCATGGATTTGTGTTTTCTTTGAAAGGGCAGGGCTTGCCGGGGCACATCCGATACGCCATGAGCATCCCGTGGTTTTCGCCCGCTTGTGTCTTGACTGACTCGATTGCGCTTCGTAGCTCTTTCCGGTCTGCCTCGCATTGCTCGCTACGATGCCAAAGGATTTTCGCCAAAAAGCACAAAGCACCAGTCACGGAGCTTACGGCTATGAGCAAAGCGTTTTCGAGTGTCATGGAAACAATGCTTTGATTTGATCCTTTACGGTGTTCATCCGAGCTTCCGTGATGCCGGGAGGTGGCGTCGTGACGCTATTCACAAGCACTTTTGCACGGTCAAACATTCCGCGCTTGATGAGTTCGACAAGACCAGCAAATAGCGGAGCCATGAGTCCACCGGGAACGGTGGAAAACTCTTCGATGTAGATGGTTTCCAGTCCGGCCATAGCAGCCTTACGCGTTTTGAGTTCCGCATTGTAGGCAAGTGATTGTTCGTGGGTTCTCATTTTGTAATTTGTGCGGTGATGGTTTTTCCGCTCGCCCAAATTGAGTCCGCATAAATACCATCCGTATCCGGCCCCGAATAAATGTAAGCAGTGACGGTATTAGCAGTGACCTCGACAGGCCCAAGGGTGGGGATGCCATTAACAGAAGGTGGGAAATTTACAACAGCAATGTCCCCAGCAACCGCGCCAGTGACCGTAATTGCAATACCAGTTACATCGCCACCGTATGCTGTGAAGCTGGTCAGTGATGCACTGCCAGTGAGCTTTATGAGATTTAATGAGCTTTTCATGGGTTACGTCATCCAACTTATGAACGCGGTGCCGGGCGTGGCCATTACCACCGTGAGCGCGGATAGGAGTGCGCCCTCGTCTCCCGCCGAGAAGCCCGCTGGCACGGCTGCTCCGTCGAAGGTTGCCGTGCCCGTGAGGATCGTGACAGTCCAGTTGAACGCGCCAACTGGTATGGCTTGGGTTTGGCCTGCCGTTTTCAGATAGGTGGAGCGGGTGCCAGAGCGCGGCACCGCAACCACGGCGGACGTGATTTTTGGTGCTGTGCCCTCTGGCCCTTTGATGACGGGTTCCATAGGAGATTATGCTGCGACTGCTTTGTGAACTGCGAAGTTGATGACGCTCGCGCTGGTATCGGCGGTGCTGGCGTGAAGATTTGTGAGCGTGATGTCGAAGGAGCCTGCTGCTGTCGTAGAAACAAACGGCAGGGAGAGTCCTGTGCTTGACGGGGTTTTCAACGAAACAACAACCGTGTCCGTCGCTGCGACGGTGGTGTTTGTAACGGTGAATGTAGCCTCGGCACCCGCTGCTAGGCTGGCGTTATTCGTGGTGATTGCACCACATAGCTTACTGAGAGTGACGGGCGTGGTGCGGCTTGTGGCTTGCGTTACCGCTCCGCCTGCTCCTGTGGCGTAGCCGATGCCAGAACCCGTGGGTGCTGTGCTGACGATGCCGACTGCGGATTCGATTGCGCCCGATGAGTTCACTTTCGCTGACACCACTCCGTCAGGGCCGATTAGGGCACGGGATAGTGTTGCGATTGTAGTTTCCAGCGGAGACTTTACGTTCTGCTGCGTTTTGACTGTTTCGGCTTTGGATTGATCGATGCTGTTCATGTTAGTATTTTGGTTCTCTGGTTATTCTGAAAAGTTGTGTGGTTCGCTCGGCTTGTGCCCTAGTATTGCGCCGAACATATTGCGTGTTCGGTCAGGCCACTCACGCGCCTCCTTCAACGAGTGCCATGCGTCAAGCGCAGAATTGCGTTCTTCGACACTTTTATTTTTGTCGTGAATCACGGCATCCAATTCCTTCATTTTACTGATGACACATTCCCGCATAAACCAGCCGAACTCAGGACACGAAAGCAGCTTCGTCACCTTCGACATTCCCTCTACGGCAATCCTCTGGTTTGCTGATTCAGCGTCGGTCATGGGTTCGGGTATGATGGGGTTGGGTTGGGATATGCAGGCTTGTCTTTCTTCGCTTCCGCTGGCGGTTCTTTCGGGGGATTCTGCAACATGAAATGCGCCATGCGTTCATCTGGTGTCGCTGGTGTCCATCCGCTGTCCTGTTCCCATTGCGCTTGGATGCTTGGCGGGCAGTCAGCGTAGGAAATCATTTCGCGGGTCGTGCGCTTGAGTTCCGCCTGCTGGCCTGCCGCCTGTTGTTCCTGCCACTGTGCAATCTCCTCGTCGGTGACGTTCGGGCAGAGTTCGTCGGGGTCGGCGACTTCGAGTGCCTTCAACATATTCAGGTAAAGCGGACGCCCAAGTTTCGCCACCATGATTGCGGGCGTGCCTTTGATTGCGTGGAAGTCCTTGAAGAAGGCGAGTGCCTGCTGGTTGGTCGCTAGAAGTTCGCTGCTCCGTGAGCGTGTGAGAAGAAGTCGAATCTCGCGGCTGATTGTCCGCGCCTCATCCCGATTGATCGTGAGAAGTTGCTTCCCGTCTTTCGTGAGCAGGAGTTCTGTGTCGCGCAGGTTCTCCAGCACCAGCGTCGTCACTTGCTCCATGATGCGGATGAGTGCGTGCTGCTGTTGGATCTCCGTGTTCTTGATGAGAAGATTCGCGGTGCGTTCGATGTTCAGGATGCCCGTGGCCGTGCGGCTTTGGTTCAGGTCGCTCGAACTGGCATCCTTCGCGCCGATGATGCCAAACATGAGGTTGGTCTGCTGCTGCGCTTCCTTCATCAACTCCATGCCAATCTCCGACTTCTCTTGAAGGTTCACCCTCCAGAGGGGCGGGCGGTTGTCCTTATCGTAGCCCGGCTCCACGTCATACACCTTATTCGATCCGAACTCCACTTGTGCCCCCATGCGCCATTCCTTCACGGCATTTGGATCGCGGAAGTCTATCGAGCTTTCCTTTCCGTCCTTCACGTTGAAACGATTGAACTGCGCGTCAATGTAGGTGCATTGGTCGAGCACCGCTTGAATGACTCCCTCGCCATACCAACGGTTCGGCACCCGATCAATGCCGGGGATGACCTCAAAGGGACGCTTCGGCATGATGTTCGCCAGATACTCGCAGAACACCATCTTCTTGTTCGTCATGTCCATGACTACGAAGATTTCCTCCTCGATGCCGTCTCCGTCCACATCCGCACGCACGTAGCACTCGGCGAACGGGCGGTAGATGTCTATGGAGGATGGCTGGTGATAGTCCTGCTCGCCCTGTGTCGTCTTTGCCTGACGTTCGCCTGATGTTTCGTTCGTGCCGTAGTTGGTAAAGTATTCGTCGAACCCCTCGAATTGCCCGTAGATTTCCTTCGCGTGCTGTGGCGTGTCGTCGTAAAGCTGAACCACCATGTCCGCTTCGTGGATGGACGGGCACCGTAGCGGGCAGAGGAAGGAACGGTAGTCGAGTTCGCGCACTTCCACGCCCTCGTATTGAATCAACTCCTGCTGGAGCGAGTCGAAGTTCTGGTAGTCAAACTCCCCTTGTCGCATGGAAAAGAGCGGGTCTTTCTTCAGCCTGAACATTTCCTCCACGGCTGGATCAGGAAGGAAGTCGTCGTTCTCGTAGATGAGAAGTCCGTTCGGCGTATAAACGGGCTGGCCGCTCTGATCCACCATCACGGTTGCGCTGCCGAGATACGGTGTCGAGCGTCTGACGTAGCGGATCTTCACCACGCACTCGTTGCGGACGATTGCGCTGCGGATACAGGAGCGGAGTTCAAGCTGAATGTCGCTCCTGTCCACCTTCTGCTGAATCAACTCCTCCACGGCCCGTGCGGTGGCGTCGTCGCCTGTGTCCGTCTTTACGGCTGCGAAGAAAGGGCGTGTGCCGAGTAGGTCGTCGGCTGCTTTGGCGTGTGTCTCGCGCACGTAGCGTTGTGCGGTTCCTATCGTGAGGTTGGATACGTCAAAGACTCCGCCAAACTGCAATTTGCGCCAGTCAAAGTCGCTGTCGAAGATGTCCTGATACTTCTTTCTGCGTCCCATCCATGAATCGGTTTCCACTGAACCGTCCTCCATCACGCCGCTTTCCTTTTGGAGTTCGCCGATGCGCGTCACGCAACGTCGCTCCAGTTCCTCCTTTTTCTCGGCGTCGAGCTTCAGGTGGGTGTTCTGGAGCGCAACGGGTGCTTGCGGCTGTGGCGTTACGTCGAAGTCTTGTCCTGTGGAAATATCGGGCATTTTAGTAGAAAGATGTGAACTCCCTGTTGAATTGTTTGAAAGGTTGCGGCCTCAAGACTTCACCCTTTGCCTTTGGAGCGGGGTTTCGTTTGGCCTCTTCGTATGTTTTGGGCTTGTTGTCTGTCGGCTTTGGAGCAATTCGGATCGCGGTCTGCGCTATCTCCCTGATCTTCTGGTTTAGTTTCCGTTCGGCTTCAGGGGTTTTGGCGGATGCGCGTGCGATGGTTAATACTTTGATCGCCTTTTGTGCATCTTCGAGCATGAGCCTGCGCTTTCTGTCGTTCTGCATTTCTGGCTGAGTGATCGACTCCTTTCTCCTATTCGCTTTGTCAAGTTCAGCGTAGAAGTTATTCACCGAGAGCGATGAACTTGAGTCGGTGCCGCCCCTTCTAAACATCCTGCCCAACACTGGAATGTCCGATGCGCTTGGCTGCTTCTCTGTGTTCCCTAGTCCGATCAGATGGCCGATGGTCTGCGCGTCCCGCGAGAAGTCGCCAATCACTCCGCCCGTCATAGAACGAATCGCGGCATCTACGCGGAGCGGGCTGACAGAGTTCGGGAATATATCGCCGAGCGTGTCCGCGAGCGCGGTGTCGTGCCTGCCGCGTTGCTCGCCCGCTGGTGCGTTCATCAGTGACTTCGGAACAATCGGCCTGTCGAAGAATGCCACCCTGTTCTCAAGTTGCTCCTTGAGCGTGTTGAATACGGGCGGGAGATCCACTGGATTGAGTGTTACGAATACGTGCTTCATCACTTGCGATGCCGCCTCTGGATCTTTGCGGTAGAGCGAGTCCAGAATTGCCTCTGGCACGGCTGAGAAGAAATTACCCCACTCCTGCGGGCGCGGTATCTGGATCAACTGATCTCCCACGGGGATGTTGAAATACAGATACTTCTCCCGCCATGTCATGTCTTTATACCAGTCGTCGTCCTTGTATTTCCACCAGAGAAGCAATGCGGGAATGGTGAGAGCGGTGAGTCCGCGTAGGACTGTCTTGAGCGGGTTCTTGTGGAATGCCCTGCCGAAACTTCTGGCACCCTGAATGGTCGCGTTGAAGAACGGGATGGCCTGATTGACAGCCTTCGCGTAGGAGCCTGCCGCCGAGAAGTCCACCGTGGATCTCTTGGCCGCGAGCATGATCGCATACATCTGCTTTGTGGTTATCGGTGTGCCTGCTTTCCAATCCCAACCTACGTCTTTCGCAATCTGCTCCATTTCAGCAATGCGCGGGGCGGATTCGCTGATGGAGAACAGTTTTTGAAGCGTCTCGATTGCGTTGTGCGCCCTGTGAACCATGCGCCCTGAAAGACTCTTGGATTGGTGCTGCTTGTATGGGTCAATGTCCTGTCCGAGCGGCTGGCCTACTTGCAGGCCCAACCTGTCGAACATATCTATGAGCGGATGATTCTGGCCGCGAAGTCTGTTCGGGTTCCATAGTGCGCCGAAGCTGCGAACCCATGATCCGAACAGTGTGAGCGCACTCGCCTTGCTGTCGGACTGCATGAGCAATGTCGGTAAGTCGCGGGCGGGGTTGGTGAAGAGGCTGAACGATGCGCGGAGTCCCGTGGTTCCAAGTCGGAACATTCTGGCAGGGAAACCGAGCAACAGGTTCAGTGCTTTCGGTAGCCTGTAAAGGTCAATGCCCTCCAGTGCGTCGAAGATGCGAGGCTCCACGAAGAACCACTTCGTCTTGAGTTCTTTCTTCCCTGTTTCGGGATTCATCACTTCTACGGAGTGGGAAATGATCGGGTCTTTACCCTTCGGCTTCGACATCGGCGTGAAGTAGTTGAGAATGTCGTCGTCCTCCACCGTGGAGGTATCCATTCCCATCTTCTCCAACTGATCGCGAATGTCGCCCACGGTGAGCGAGTTCATTTTCAGGCCACGCGGCACTTCCTCGATTTGAAAGCCGAGTCCTTCGATCTTCCTGAGATTCATCACCGCATCCAGAATCACCCGCTTGTGAGCGAGTTCGATCCATTTCTCGGCGTTGTTCAGAATCACGGGCATTGGCTCCAGTATCTCGCGCCCTGAGCCGAAACGGGTGATGCTCTTGAGTGCCGTGCTCGCGCCTGTTTGTGCGCTTTGGATGGCGGTGCGAACTTCGCCCGGCTCGAACCAGCGGGATAGCGGGATATATTTCTTCCAGCGTGACGTGATGCTGTCGATCAGCGGGGCGATGCTTGGGCTTGCCTCGCGCACGTAGTTCATCAAGCCACGGTTCCAGTTCCAGTATTTGTCCGCTGCGATGTTGAAGTTCGGATCTTTGCCGAGTTCATCAACGAGGAACTGCGCTTCGGCCCGCGTGAGGCCGGGGTTCTTGTTCGCGTCCCATCTTTCAAGCGCGTGGTGCGCCCAAAGGAACAGCATGAAGTCGGACTCGTTACCCTTCACGATTGCCATGATTTCCGAGAGTCCCTGCCCTGTAATGTTTCCAGCGAAGTCGCGCATCGCCTTCTCGTTCATATACGCTGCCACAAGTTTTGCCGTGCCGCGCAGTGCGCTCGCCATTGCGTATGGGTTGCTGTCAATCGGGAGTGAGTCGCCGAGCTTTTCTTCCGCCTCCGCTACCATCTGGCGTATCGGTTCGAGTTCGTCCACCCACTTCCTGATCAGTTCAGGCCGAGACATGGACTGCTTGAAACGCTTCAGCTTGTTCGCCGAGCTATTCGGATCAACCACGTCCGCCGATGCCTTGTTCCTGACTCCTTGTGCGCGGTATTGGGTGAAGGCTTCGCGGGCCTGCTTCACTGCGCTCTCCACTTCGGCGAAGGCAGGGAGGATTCCTTTGATAAAGTAATCGTGTGTTGCTGGTGCGCGAAGTTGCGCCTCGTCGGTGGTGAAGTAGAGTCTCCAGAACTCCGCAAACCCCTCGCTCGCGTAGCTTCCGATTGGCTTCGCCCCTGAATACAGGTCTTTGCCTAGTTTTTTTAGTTCGACCAGAACATTGGTCGGCACAGAGTTCTTCAGTGCGCCAGCGCGAAGCGAACGATAAAGTATCTTGGCGAGCAAGTGCCCTGTTTCATGCGCGGCAACGTCAAGGCTGAGTGCTGTTCTCATGCGAACGACCTCTGGATGCTCCTTGAATGAACCAGTCTGCCTGCCTCGAACCTTGCCCACTCTGAATGGAACCTCTTTCCCAACTGCGCGTCCGATGGCTACGAGAGAGTCCTGAGCCTGCCTACTTCCGATTGCCTTTCCCTTGAAGTTTGGCGCGGGGTCGTTCTCTACCCTGATTGGCCTGCGCCCGATCATTTCGCTCTCCGTGTCCATGCCCGCCATGATCTCATCCTGCGCCGCTGGAGGCACGGCAACGCCCAACACTGGATCGTATGGTTTCGCCATTTCGTTCGGGGTTTCGTCAGGCGCGGGGGTGTTCAGCCTGATTATCGCCTTGTCCTCTGCGTCCTGCTTTCTTTCTGCGGGCGCGACGATGTTAAACTGCCCTGTGGTCGGCGTGAATACGGGCTGAGTGGTCGGGTTGTTCGGTATCTCTGGCGCACGCACGGTCTGTCCGATGTCCTTCAATAAGTCCATGAGCGCACCAGTGCTCGCAATTTCAAACTCGGCGCACATATAGTTTTTGTCCGCTGGTATCCTCGCCCCGCGCCAGCTATTGCGCTGTTTCTCCCAACGCTCCGGCTGGATGTAGTCGCCGCCGATTGCTAATGCCCTGAATGCGGGGCTTGTCGTGATAGTTCTTGGGTTCGCTTCCGCGCCTGTTCCGCCCCCCTTTTTTCGGCTTTGCGGCACAAACATTGCGATGTTGCCGTTATGCGTCTTTCTGAAGATCGCGCCGATTGGCGATATGGTGGCCGTCTGGTTGTGCAGGATAACGTGCGTGATCAAGTCCCCGTGGGTTTTGATGACCTGCGGAACGGATCCGACAAAGTTCTCTGGTAACTGTATGCCCGTTTCCTTGTTCCCGTTCGCCATCGTGAATGTGATCACTGAACTTCCGCGCAACATATCCCTATCCCTCAACTCTGAGAACCCGCCCAATATGTTTTGCGTGATGATGAAGCGTTCGTTCAGGATGCGCTTGGTCTTGTCCCAATCGTAGTCGAAACTGCCGCTGAATCCGTTCTCCGATGCCGAAGTGTCGAATGAGAGGATTTCCTTGTTCGCCTGCGTCAGTGAGCAGCTAAACTTGCCGCCTCTGGTGCTGGCGTTGGTTTTGACGTGAACCGTGAAGTTACTCAGTGCCGTAGGGTTATTGTGATCGAACACGACATCCGTAATAATTCCGAGCGTCGGCATATCCCCAACCATGACGATAACTCTAGTTCCGATACGGTTAATCTGCTCGAATGCCTGCTGTTTGGTGTGGTTGTATTTTTCGGTGCGTTTCGCAATCCACGCCTCCTTTGTGGCTGGATCCTTAAAGTCCTCGCTGTTCGCCTTCGCCCTGATGTTTTCGTTCAGCTTTTCACTGAGTTCGTCCACAAATGCCTTCCAATCGCTGTCAGGGATGTATGGTATTTCGTCCTCCGAACCTCCGAGGTCGCCAGAAATCTCAGGCATTCCTTTTCTCTTAGCCTGCCCTTTTCCGCCAAAGATGCGGATTAGATTCTTCTGCGCTTCTTGCAGGTTTTCCGTGGGAGAGCTTGGTTCCGTTACGTTCTTGAGCTTGAACTTCTTCAGTAGCCCGTCCTCCGCAAACATGGATCCAGTCTTTGCGCCTTCAAAAATAACAGTCTCGGACATTGCCTCTGCTTGGTAGTCGAACTCCTCTGCGACGAATGGGTTCTGACCAGCGGCGGTTGCGGCTGATATGATGCCCTGAAACTCCGCATAGACACCATCATAGAAGTCCTCCGCCACCGAAGGATCTACGAGGGCCATAGCTCCCGTGACCTTGCGAACCAGTTCCGATTCCCCTTCACCACGGGCAGCGCGGCACATTTCCTTTACTGTCTCGATGTCGTTCCTGCGATTCCCGTTGGCGTCTGTCCTATATCTCTCGGAATACCAGAAAATGCCGTCATTGGAAACGACGAGCGCGGCGTTGTTTGTCGCCCATCTTTCCACCGCCATGTCTCCGAACTGGTTGAAAAGGTCAGGAACTTCGATGCCGCCTGATACATCCGTGTCGGTGTCGCCTGTCGTGTTGGCATTGAGTCCTGCCATTTTGCGCTTCAGGAATGCCATCAGTCGCTTCTCGGCGGGCAGGCTGCTTGCCAGAAATACATACTCAGGAAGGTTCACCTGTCCTGTGCGGTTGATGCGGCCAAGCATCTGCATGAACTGGTTCACGTCCGTTGGAGGCTGCGCTAGGATCATCACGCGCTGCTTCTTCGACTTCGCCTCTTTGTCGTCTTTGCTGGCGTGCAGGGAAATGCCCGTGCTGCCAGAACCGTTGAGAACCAGAACGTCCAACTCGCCATGCTGGAACTTCTGCTCCAGTTGCTTCTTCGTGTCGTCATCCTCTCTCGGAACCAGCTTTCCTTCCTTCAGAATGATACTGCGGGAGGTATAGTCGCCTGCGCGTATGCCCGCCCTCTTTAGCTTCTCTAGGGCTGCGTCTATCGGAGATATGGGGAGTTCCCCGATTGGTGCGCTTTCGATATGCTCCTTTGCTCGAACAAGCGCATTTCGGACTTGCGCCTTCGCGGTTTCCAATGCTGCTTTTACCGTCGCCACGGCGGTTGCGGCGTTTGCTCCTGTGGTGGATGCCATTATCGCCATCGCACGGATTAGCGGCTCTGGCAATTCGTCCTCCAACACATTGAACTTGAGTTTCGCCCCGTTCAGTTGCTCGATCCATTCGTTTTCCTGCGCCGATCTTTGATCAATGGGTTGCTGCAATAGTTCGGCGCGGACTTCCATCGCCACGGGGCCGGGGAGCGATATGGCTATCTCACCCACGTTATCCAGTGACCGCTTCAGCACGGACTTGAAATCTAGGTCTAGGTTTCTTTCGGCTAGGTCTTGCAGGATCGCCTCGTTCGTGAAGTTCAACTGCAATACTACCTGCTGAGACTTCTGGCTGTCCGTCAAAGTCTGGAGTTCGATTTTCTCCCGCGCAGTGAGTTCCGATTTCGTCAGCTTCTTTTCAAGTGCTGTTTTTCTGGCAACTTCTTTCTCGGTGAGTTTTTTTCCGCCGTTCTTTACGCGCTCGATTGCTTCCTCCACTGCGGAGTCTATTTTTGTTGCGAGCGTGTATTGCTGCGAGAGGTTGTATGCGCTGGCACTGAACGGGTTTGTGTTATTCCATCGCGCCTGCTGTTTGCTTCCTCCGCCCGGAGGTTCGTAGGATATGCCCGATGCCTTCATTGCCGCGCTTACCGCCCTCATCGCGGAACTCATCAGGAGGTCGGTTTTTAATACGCTCCTCGCCGCGTCGGTGAAGGCGTTGATCAGCGCAAACTCTTTATTCTTTTTCGCCTCGTTGGGTGTCCCGTCTCTGTTGATGTGTGATAGTTTCGATATGAACTTGATCCCCGTAAAGTCCCGCTCACGTCTTGTGTAGCATCCATCTATTGCGAGCATCGCAGCCACGGCCTGCTGTAAGGGTTCTTTTCCGTGCCGCATGATGTCCGCGAGCGATTCGGGATCGATCCCCGATGTGGAAATGCTGGTGCGATAGTAGATCGCCAGTGATTCGGGCGTTTTTGCGTAGGTCGCTGACGAGTAATATGCGCCAGATGCCTTTCTCAGAATGTCGGAGAACACTTGGTATGTTTTCGATTCTCCTGCCGCCAAGTGAGACTCGTCCATGACGATGAACGTGTTCGGCATGGCCTTGATCGCGTCTATCTTCTTCTTTGCCGACCTCTGCGCCGAGGTTGTGCCTTCGGTCATTTCGCCCTGATCGTCGTATTCTGGCGCGTTGGATGTTTGCGAATACGTTCCGAAGATGACGTTCGCCCGCACCTTTCCTGTCCGCTTCTTGTTCGCGCCTTTCTTCGGCGAGTCCACCATCGGCATCTGCTTTTTGCTGATCATGTCGTCGAACTTGTCGGTGCCCTTTTTGGTTCCGTCTGAATTGATCATCCAAGGCGTCCCTCTTTGATCGAGCAGGATTCCTGTTTTCTTTTCGTTGAAGGTGCCCTGAAGGAACAATGGGTGAACTTCGTCATAGAAACCTATGCCGTCCAAGTCGCGCAGGATGTCCATGTAGAGGGTTTCCTTCGCGGTGAAGAACACGGGCGTCATCCCGTTCTTGATTGCGTATTGCACCAACGCAGCGGCCACGCGCCCCTTGCCGATGCCTGTCTGGTCGCCTGTTACGAGCGCGTATCCTCGCTCATGGTTCCATATCGCCAGCGCGATAGCGTCCACCTGTTCCGCGAGGAATCTCTTGCCGAGTTCCGCCCGTGAGTTTTTTACCTTTGGTAGCAGCCTGCATCCAGTTTTCTGCATGACCTCGAAAAATGCTGCCTCGTTCTCCTTCGTTTTGACGAGTTTCCCGTCCTCCACGGTATATCGGGTTTTTGTCAGCGCGTGGTCGCCCACTTCTTCGACAACCAGCACTTGATTGTTGGAGGGGTCGAGAATTACGTCGCCCTTTTTGAGCGTGTCTTTCGTCATCGTGGAAAGGAGTCGGCCTTTCTGGTTCTCGTAATCGGAGTATGGTTCTCCCTCTTTTGGTTCCAGCTTTTCGCCTATCCCTAATTTCTCCGCCACGAAGTCGTCTATGTCTCCAACGTCCGCCGCCATTTTCTCAAGCGCGTTACGCTCTGGCTCCGCGAGGTTTTTCGGGGTCAGCATCCCATCGGGATCCTTCGCCGCCGATTCGGGCTGATATGGAACCTGCCCGCCGCTCTCGGTTAGCGGACGCTCCAACTCGCCGCTTGGTCGATCTGATTCTGAACCGCCGTTCCGAGGATTATCGCTCTGTCCGCCGTTGTCGGATCCAGTAGGTGCTCCCTCGTCTCCTTGTGGAGTTGTCCCAGAATCGCCTCCAGTTGCTCCTCCTGAACCTCCTGATTCATCGCCGGATTCAGGCTCAGGCAACTGTTCGGTAGGCTCAGGCTCAGGTTCGACTCCATCACTTCCGACAGGAGGTTTAGGAATGGGTCTTGGTTTTGCTGTTGGGTTTTCATGGGTGTCGAGTATGGCTTTTAGTTCATCCCACGTTTTGATTATCGCAGGCGGAATGATGTATGGCAAGTTGTATCCTTTGGACGGGCCGCGCCCCTCAATCACCACAATATCCACGGGCCATCCTGCCCCCTGCTTCTGATACAGGGATCCATCAACAGTGATGTGGTGGGTGATCTTGTAGTTGCTTGCGAGCACCGTGTAGAAGTCCTGATACAACTTCCTCTGGTATGCGGGTTGCCTTGCTTTTTCTGATAGGTCTGCCGATGGAGATCCAAGTATCAAAACCGCCCTTCCGTTGTCCCTTAGTCCCTCCTGAAGCGTCTTGAGCGCAATGGCGTGATCAATCTGCGTGGTTTCGAGCGTGTAGCTGCCGACATTGACGTAAAACTTCTCGTTGTCCAATCCCCTCTTTCTCGTTCCGAAGGGTGGATTCATCAAGAGCGCGTCTATGTCGCGCTGCGAGAACACACGGTTGATCGCGGCGTCTATGTTGGTGACTTGGGGCTGAGTGAAGCCGAGGTATTTCAACTGCTCACGGCGGAGATCGTCTATTTCGTTCAGGCGAACGATTTGTCCCTTGTCGGTTTCGATTGTCAGAATCGCGTTTCCTGCTGTCGGTTCTCCGATAACGTGCGCGGGCCTGCCTGTCTTTGGGTTCTGACTCACGAAGTCTCTGGATACTCCAGCCATGCGGCTTGCGAAGTAGGCTATCGGCGGCGGCGTGGAATACGCCTGCCTGTCCATGCTGGAACCTGTTTTTTCCGTCAGTGCTGGCAGGCGTTCTTGCAACTCCACGAAGCGCGAGAACTTCACCATCGGCGTCTCGAACGGGTTGTTGGCTATGATCTGCGAGGCGCGAACTATTCCTAGCTCTGCCCGCTCCTCCATTTCTTTCATCGCGCCCTTGTCGGGAACGTGCTGCCACATTGCCTCCAAGTCTTTTTTGGTCAGCTTGTCGCCAGTGATCAGTCGCTCTTTTACGAGTTCGCTGAAGTCCTCTTTCGATGTGGCCTTGCGAACCTCTCCGCTCGCTATCAACTTTTCAACATTGGCGACTGTTTCCTCCAAAAGAAACTGTCTGCGGAATGCGCTGCCCGTCAGCGATTGGCGGATCCACGATACGATCCTGCGGAGCACCCGTTGCAGCGTGACACCAATGGCCCAACGGTTGCGCTGTGATGTATAGGGCGTGCGGTAAAGATCGGTGAACCCTCCCTGTCTGCGGGTTTGCAAAACCATCCGCAAATACTCGCTACCCATGTATGCGTGCGATTCTTTGCCACCGTATCTTTCCAAAATGACCTGTGCGTTGAGAGGGTCTTGTTTCAGTAATTCCTTCCAGATGTTATCCGCGATCAGGTTGTGCCGTGTTGAGTTTTTTCCTGCGGCCCTGAACTCAAGAAGATGGAAAAGTTCTTCGGTGAAAGCGTAGTCGAGCCATGACTTGCCGTGGTCTATTGTTGAGGCGAGATCGATCATCCTGTCCCTGTCCAGCCATACAGCATCTGGTTCGCTCTGGCGGAAGAACCCCGGCGAGGACTCTCCTGCCGCCGATTTGACGGTGACTCCGAGCTTCCCGCATAGCGCGGAGAACTCTTTCATTTGCTCGTCATAATGTTTGGCGAGAAGATCCCTCCATTCGCTCTGCGATATGTTTGCGGGACGCTCGATTGGGCCGGGGAAGTCCTCTTCGTATTCCTCTGGCAGCTTCGGCTTTTTGTCGTCCTTGTTTTCCTCTGGCGCGGGCGTAGGTTCTGGCGTCGGTTCCTTTTCTGGTTCGGGCGCGGGCGTTTCGCCTGTCGGTGGCGCGGGTTCGGGCGCGGGTTCCTCTGCTGGCGGCATCTCGGTCTGCCTGAGATAAGCGCGAGCATCATGTATGTTTTTGAACATATACCCGTCTAGCATCCCTGACGAGCCAAGTTCTTCTATCCACAGTTCCTTTGGGCTGTTTGGTTTTCCGAACACGCCAGCAGGGACATAAAACTTGAAGGGCGCGTCTGTGTTCTTGTCCACATTCGAGACTGTGATCAGCCTCTTTTCTGGCGTGTAGATCCACCATTGTAGGTGCGAACCGGCCTTCGGTGCCTCCTCTGTCCATCCCTCTGCGATCATCGCGGGTGTCAGCCATTCGTATTTTCTTGGGCTTCTGATCGTATCGAGAATGGTGTCAAACTTGTCGCTCGATGCCTTCTCAAGTGTGGCGTCTGCGCGTCTCGCAGCGGCCCACATGAATGCAACCATGTCGGCGTCTAACGCGCCTGCTTTTTCCTTCAGTCCTTCCAAGAGTGCTTTCGCAAATGCTTCGGGGTTTTTGTGGCCTAGTTTTTCGACTAGGTGCTTTGCCAGCTTCGCCAGCTTCGCTATATGCTCTGGATTGGTGAGATCGAGGCCCGCTGGTTTTTCGGGCATCGCCATCTGCATGACATCGCCGATGTTCGTTCCGAAGTCCTTCCCGCTTTGCTGGCGCGAAGGAATGTTCATTAGGAGGTCTGCAACGTCCTTAAATGGATCCTCTTCTTCGCTCGCTGGTTCAGCATCCTTCGTCGGTTCTGCTTTCGGCGCAGGCTTCGGGGCTGGTGTCTCCTTTTCCTTTTCGGATGCAGTCGGGGTTTTTGGCGTCGGCTGCTCCTTGTCCTTTTCGGTAGCTGGCACCTTTTCTGTCTCTGGCTTGTCGGCTGGCGTTTTTTCGCTGTCTCCAGTTGGAGCGGGTTCGGTTTCTGGTGCTGGTTTTGTGGACGGTGCGGGTGTCGGCAGCGGCGGAGGAGGCAACTTTGGCGGCTTCGGTGCTGGCGAAGTTGGTTCAGGCGCGGGTGTCGGTGCCGTAGTTGGCGGCGTGGTCGGCGTGGTCGGAGGGACTATTGGAGGCGGAGTCGTCGGAGGAGTAGCGGGCGGTGCCGTGGGCGGTGCTTCCTCGTCTGGAACGTCTGGCAGATCCTCGTCCTGTGCGGCTGGTGCATCCCATGCCGATAGCCTCTGCGCCATCGTGTGAACGAGACTGCGCCCTGACTGGATCGCGGCTTTCGGGGCGGTGAACGGCTCCCGCTCCTGCGAGTTGTTCACCTTCAATGATGTGAAGTCGTTGGAAATGCGCTCTGCGATGCTGGCTGGTAAAAGCTGGATTGCCCGCGAATCAAGCGAGCGTGTGACCGCGCCCGCTGCGTCGGTTTCCTCTGTGAAGATTCCCGCCTCCTTCATGGACTCGTAGGCGAGCTTGTTGGTGATCGGTGCTCCGCTCGTCACTTGCCTGACAGTCATCGCCATTGCGGTTGAGCCAACGGCATTGTTCACGATTGCTGCCCTGCGCTCTGGCTGTTCGACTCCGCCATCTTCCAGCGTGGAGTCTATTTCGTTCGCCGCTTCCGTCATCACGCCCTGCGACACCATTTGGTTGCCGATATGCTGCGCGATGAACGTGTGCGGGCCTGCCGTGGACATGAACTCTGTCGCGTCTTTCCTGTCCTCTACGTCCATCGGGATTGTCTCGGCGATGATGCGTGAAGTCTGCTTTGCGGATTCTGGATGCTGGCCGACTAGGAAGGATGCGGTCTGCGCGTTCTTGCCCTGCATGGCGGTGCTGATAACTTCCGATGTTGGATCTGGTTCGGCCCCTGCTGGTGGCTCGACTTGCCCAATCGCGTGCTCGCGCTCCTGATACTCGTTCGCCATGTCCTTGACGGTGGCCTGATACTTCTTGTTGCGGTATGCGCCGTAGGCTGTGCCGCCCGCTGACGGGACACCGAACGCGACGGCTTCCACCATCAACTGTTCCAGTGAAGGGATTGCGTCTTTCCATTCTTGGAGTCCCATTGAGGACTTCATCACGTCGCCGACGCGCTCCTCGAACATTTCCCCGATGACTCCATGCCAGCCTGCCCGATTCACCAGCTTGGCAAAGGTTGAAGGAGATGCCTTTGGGTTGATTCCGAACCAACGCCGCATGAGTCCTGTTTTGAGTAGCTTCAGTTTGTCTGCGCCGGGGATGAAAGCGAGCATCCCGCCCGTCTTTTCCGATGCGACTTCCGTGAACTGGCTCTTGAAAGATTTTTGAAGGGCGGAACTGAAGTCGTCGCCCGCGTTGTTGATCACGTAGTCGATCTTGCTCTTGTCGTCCTCGTTGAATGATATGTCGGGGATCATTCTGCTTATCGTTTCCGCGCCGATGTTCAGTCCCGCCGCTGGTATGGTTTGCGCCAGTGAGCCAATGATTCCCGCCGCGCTGCGTGCGCCGAGTTCCACCGCCTTCATCGCGCCCGTCTTTGCGATGGTTCCCTTCACGGCGAGGCCCGCCGCTTTCTCCATTGCCCGCTCTGTGAGTTGCGCCAAGAGTTTCGCGCCCGCCTCGCTGCCGAACTTCTCCAAAGCCTTTGCGCCGAGTTTGAGCGTTGCCTTTTGCGCCGCTGTGTAGATGCCGCCAGTCGCGGCGAGTTCTCCCGCGAATGCTGGCAGCGCAGAAAGCACGGACATAACCTTGTATCCAAAGGTCGTGTCGCGCTGGCTGTGCTCCACGAATGCTTTGACCAGCGAAAGATCGTCTGCGCTTGGATCTGAGTTTGTTTTGGCGGACTCCTCCAGCCTGTTCGCCGCGAGTTTGACCTGAACCAGATGCTTGATTTCCGATGCGCCAGAAAGGAACGGAACCAACTGTTGAGGGTTGCTTCCAATGTCGCTCATCTTGTCGCCGATGTCGAGCGGTGGCAGTTTCTTCACGGCATCCATTGCCGCCATGCCGCGCTTCGTATCCTGCTTTGATTGCTCCGCTGCCTTTGCTGTGTATTGAACGTCCTGCTCTTTGTGAAGTTTCTCGGCGTAGGCGTTTGCGCTCTCTGGCGTGTCGAATACTCCAAGGTGCTTCCCTGTCTGCCTAAATGTTTTCACCGCTTCCTCGTTACTCATCACCTTTCCGTCATCGCTGACGGTTGGGATCAGAACTTCCTTCCCGCCTACTTCAACGCCAATCGAACGAACCGTGCTGATCGTTCCATCTTCGTTCTTCACGATGGGACGATTATTGAGATCGATATTACCCTCTTTGATCAGTCCCGCCGCTGGTTGCTCTGTTTGTGTTGGCTGTGCGGGTTCCTCCGCTCCGAGTAATCCACCCATGCCCTGATCCCGTAGCAGTTCCTCGTCGCGCCTGAGTCTTTCTGCCTCGATCTGCGTCCGTCTTTCGAGTGTCGCGTCCTGTCCTTGTTGTATCGCCCTGCCGTCGTTGTAGTGCTTGGCGTATTCGCCTGCTATCGCAAGAGCGGATGCGCGTTTTTGCCCTATCTTTTGCTGCTCGGCTTTCGCTTCGTCGGTTTCGCCGCCGAGTCCGAAGAACCCTTTCTTCGTCGCGGTGCCTGACTGCATTTCGGAGTCGAAGTGCTCGTTGATCTTTGCTGCCAGTTGCTCGCCGCTTGGCAGGCTTCCATCTTCGCTCTCGATGCCGATGCCCATTGTGGCGAGACGTTGCGCGGCTTCCTTCTTGTTTTTCTCGATGATGTTTAGCTGCTTCTCGTCTATGTTCAGCTTTCGTCCGAGTGTGGATGAAGCCTCGCCGAGCATCTTGTCCTCTTTGGCGAACTCCACCTTTTTCTTCACCTGTGCATCCGTTCCCGCCCACCGCCACGGTAGCCCCGGCGCAATCAGATACTTCTCGCCCGTCTTTTCATCGAGCGTCGGCGTGAGGCCCGCGAAGGGGTCGCTTGTCTGCGGGTTTCCGAACTGGTCAAAGTCCACCTTTTGCGGGTTGCCTGTCGAGTCATACGCGATCTGGTTCTTTGGATCGTATTTCGTGAGTGCTGCCCCGCCTTTGTCCGTAACCGCGCTCACTCCGCCCTGCGCGTCGGTGTAGGGCACAAGCCCGCGTGAGGCGAGTTCCTTGCCCTTGCGGACTTGGATGCGGGCCTGCGCTGCCGCTTCGTATTCCGTGCGCTTTGATGTATCGGCGTAGGTTTCCCCTGCCTGAACTTGCGTGTCTTGTTCTGCGAGTGAGCGTGCGGAGTCTCCCGCTGGCCCCTCCGCTGTCAAAAGGTCGTCGTAGGGTGATGCCATTTTCTAGTGCCCTTGGTTGATCAATTGTCGTTTGGCGTTTGCCGCCGCTTGTGGGTCGTATTTGATTGCTCCTGCTCTCTTGACGCTCTCCTCTTTTTCTTTGATCTCCGCTTGCGTTTTCAGTGCGTTGTCTGTTTGCGTTTTGTTAAACTCTGCATCTTTCCGTGCGGTTATCTGATCTGCTGAAAGTCCCGCGAATGTGTCTGGCGTTGGTGCCGCTACATTTGGCGATGCCGCTACTCCTGCGCTGTTAATTCCCACAACTGCGGGGTTTCCCGTGGAAGGTTGCGGTGGTGTTGCGCGGTTCTTGATGGCTAGATTATACGCCTCTGAGTTTGTTCCGCCTTCTCCAAAAAGCGAGTCGGCCACACCCATTACGTTACTTGGTTCTGGTGATGCGTGGTAGGTGTCCGTGAAGAGTTTGTTGAACGGGCTGTTTGCGTCTCCGACTTCTGGATACTTGGCGATGACGGCGGATTGATCGGCTACTGGCGGGAGGCTTGCTGAACGCTTCGCTGCTTCGGTTGCGGCCATTTTGTTTGCTGCCTGCTGTGCGCCAACTGCTTCGTTTGTCCCGTAGCCGACTCCGCTGCCACCGTATTTCGGATCGGTGAGAACGCGATTGGTTGTCCCTGCTGGATTTTGCGCGGATGCCGCGAGCGGTGCTGGCTGAACCTGCCTGCTCTGCGCGTCTGCCGCCGCTGCCATCGAGTGCGCGTATTCGCGTGTCTGCATTCTTGGGTCGAGTGGTATGCCACGGTTCTTTGCGTCAAGCTCACGATACGTTTGCTCTTTGAACTCGTTTCCGAGTGCATCCATATAAACTTTCCCCCGCGGGTTCTGCTCGGTGTTCACGGGACGCATATCGGTGGTAACGACTCCGCCTGCCTGCGGTGGCCGCTGTGGATCGCGGCCCATGATTGCACTAGCCCTGTCGGTCATTGTCTGCCCCGGCTTCAGGGTGTTGCTAACTTTGTTCATGCCACTCATCTGATCCTGCACGTTCCAACGCATCGCTGCCGTGGGTGCCACCATGAGTTTGCGCCCCTGCTCGTCTATGACGTGGTAGCCTGCGCCGTCCTTTTTGAGTCCGCCTTCCTGAATCTGGTATCCGCCACGGCGCATCTGATCCTCCATAGCTTTCACTTCGTCGAACGGTTTAAGTTGATCGAGCGAGGATGCTGCTTGCGATACTTGGCTTTGAACTGCTTTATTCGCATCCTTTGTTGCCTGTGTGGTCTGGTTGTCGAACTTCTGAATGAGCGCGTCAGCCTTGTCTGATAGCGTGTCTGGTTGCTGCGTTGCCTGCTGCGCCATTTTCATCGCCGCGCCTGACGCTATGCCTCCTATTGGTGCGCCCATTCCAACGGATGCCGCCATACCCAAAAGGTTCAATGCTGATGCTGCCGTGTTGTCTGTTGGTTTTGCTGCTTGTGTCTGGTTTTTTTGTCGTGACGTTGCTGGCAGTTTGTCGCGTGCGGCTTTCAATGCCGCCGCTGCTCCAGCCGACTTTTCCGCATATCCAGAGAGAGCTTTTGCCTTGTTTCCAAGTCGTTCTATCGTGGCCGCTCCTACTGGCGCGGATGCCGCCCGTGGGTTCGTCGTCGTGTTGCTCGGCGTCGGCACGGCGGATGCGGGCGGGACGACTGCCTTCGGCTGCGCGGCGGGCGAGGAAGGTGTGGCAGCGGGCGCGATTCTCTTAATCTCTTGATCGTATTCCGCCTTGTTCCTCGATAGTGCCTCGCTGTATGCCGCCAACTGTTGCGGCGATGCGGATCGGATCGCCTTGAGATCCTTGCGGCTCGGCAGCATCGTCTCGTATTTTGAACGCCTTGGATGTTTCTCGATCTCCTTGTAGAACTTGGCAATTTCGCTGAGGACGTTGCTGTGCATCTCGTCTTTTTGCGTCCTTTTTTGTAAAGCATCAGCCCGCGCCATCTCCTCTATGGCTTTCCCTTTTCCGCGTTGCTCGTTTGCGTTGTAGTTATAATTTACTGGAGTGCCGCGTTCGCTCATGCCGCTGCGCCTCCTTCAACGAAAGCACGGAGTCAATACGAAAACGCGCTCTGCCGTTTGTTTTTTTCGCGGAAGTCTGTGAATGAACTTTTGGGCATATACACCCGTGCGAACTTGCGGCACGCGAGCGCGATCCCGATGCCTGCAATCCAATCGTCGTGCGCTCCTCCCTTGGCCTGTGCTTTGCCCCTGTCGTCGATCACGAATGTCCGCATTTCTTTCACGGCTGGTTTGTAGCAGCAGTTGAACGCTTTCTCCTGTTCGCGTATCGCGTCGGCCATCGCACCTACCCAAAGTTCGCGTGTGGCTTGATTGGTTTCCCATCCCATCGTCGGGATGAACTTGCCGGGGATCAGCGCATCCTCCTTTTGCCTTTGGTAGATGACCGCTCCGTAGTCCCGCAACTTCACAAGAACTCCAAGTCCGTTCCCTGTCTCTGGAACAATCATGCACCCGCCAAAGTAATTCGCCATGAGCACTACCCGCTGCGCGATCATGCTGTCGTCCCATCGGCACCCGTTCCGAACGTCAATCGTCGCCACCAACTCGTCAGGGTAGAACCTTCCGCCTTCGTCAATGTATGCCATGCGAATCACTCCCGCTGCGTGCGCGTCGGGATCTTTCGCGCCCCTGCTTTGTTCTCCCGTGCAAGGATCGATGAACGCGAGGTAGGAGCATCCTGCTATCGGCTTTTCCTTCAGCCATAGCCAAGGGTTTGTTTTGTCGGGCGTGAACATGACGCTCTGCGTGTCGCCTGTCAGCACGCCGAGATCCGCGAATCCGTGTTCCGCGTCCGCCATCATTTCGAGGCGCGTCACTCCATCATCGTCGAATCGTGGTCGGCCTGATGACAAGAAGCAGTCCATGTCGTTCTCAGGATAATCCTGATCGAAGATCGATTCGTCGCCGTCGCATCCGTTCTCGATGGTGTGCCGCCGCCACGCGAGTTGGTTCGCATCCCATCCGTAAAGCTGGATGCCGCGCTTCTCTCTGCTTGTGTAGTCGGTGTGGAAATAGTGTTCGGTGTGCGCGGCCCGTGGAAGCGTGTGCTCGGCGAACTCGAACCATGCTGCGAAGATTTTGATCCAACCGTTCCCGTGGATGCCGTTGCGAAAGTCCTCCAGCGTCACCGCTTTTTGCCAGTTGTTGTAGAACCACCCTGTCGCGCCTTCCGCCGTGCTCTCCGCAATGGCGAGCGAGTGCGGCACTTGGGCGAGCGATGCGAGCGATGCGGTGATTACTTTCACGTCCGTTCTTGCGCCGTGCTTCGCGTAACGGGCGGCTTCGGAATACCAGATGACCTGACGGGTGCCAGAGATTCCCGCCTTCGGGTCGTTCGCGGTGTCGTATTCCCATTGGCCCACTTGCCCGTCTGCATACGCGATGCTCGCTTTCTTCGTGTCGTATTTGAACGTCGAGTCCCACGGGAAAGAATCGTGGTCGGAGTATTCCGTGAAGATCTGCCAGACTTTCATCGTGCGGCTTCCCTCGTCCGCGATGATTAGTCCGTCCACATGATGCGTTCTCGCGTGGTGATAGCAAAGGTGTCCGCATATCGTGGAGCATCCTGTCTGGCGGGGCTTCAACATTTGCAGTCGAGGGGCGATGCCTCGTTGCATACATAGCCCGTAGGCTTCATCCACGCGCATTTGCAGGATGTTGGCTACGGGTTTCTCCCGTTCGTGCTTCTTGTTCTCGATTGTCACCATCGTTGAGAAGTGGACGATGGGTGCGCCTTGAATCAGTGCCACCGCTTCCTCTGCGCTGATGTTGCTGGTGTCTGGCGGGGTGTATTGGTCGAACTTCCTCCGCGCTCCGCCTGAGTAGGCCACGGGTTTTTCCTGAATGGATTTCCAGTTCTCGCGCATCCATTGCTCGATGCCTGAGTTCGGTTTGTATTCTCCGTAGCACTTTTGAAACTCGTCCCACGCATCGTCGTAGCTGGTGTTCGGAATCACCTTCAAGCATTTCGCCATGAACAGGAGCGCGAGCGTCGGTGCTCTGCTCTGGCCTTTGTTGCAATGGATGAAGATTGGCCTCTGGTCGAGCCAGTGATCCCGTGCGAACCGTAGGAAATACTCGAAACTGTTTCGCTGAAAGAGTGGTTCCTTCGCGTCAATCAGGTTCAGGTAAAGTTCGCCCGCCTCCTCCCCGCCAAGGTATCGGCGATCTGACGGGGCGAGTTGCCCGAACTTCTCCATGTGGCAGGGGTGTTTGCAGGCGTGAATCCGTGCCGCTGTCTTTTCCTGATACTGAGGGCGGGTGCATTTGCATCCTTCCTGATCTGCGATGTAGAGACGGTCTGGTATCAGGCAACGGATCATCGGGCGCGGTAGGAGTTCAGCATCGCCTCTGCATCCTGCCTCGCCTTTTTCTCGTCGTCAAGAACTCCATACGCTTTCAGCCACTCGAACGCGATTTCCCACGCATCCTTCTCCAGCCACATCGTCGCGTAATACCGCAGGACAGCCACCACCGCGCAGAACGAAAGGGCGGGAATCGTGTGCGTGCGCGAGATCAAGCCCGCCAGTGCCAACGATACGCCGAGGAGCGGCCACACCAGCGGACTCATTACGCGCCAGAACACGAATGCCGCTCGGCCTTGAACCCACTGGATTGCATGGGCGCACTCATGCGCGGCCCGAAGTTTCGCCAGATCCGTTCCTCCGTGCGCCGTGGCATACGAGATCAGGATGATGCCTCGCGGATCGAACATATCCAAGTCCGCCACGATCACTCGCGCCGTCTCTGGTTTCATCAACTTCGCTACGTCCATTCCCGTCATTTGGGGACGGGCGTGCGTTTTCGAGTTCGTTCAGGTCAAGCCTAGATCACGAACTCGACTTCCTTGCGCTCATGCTCCGCCTCCAGAGCAGCAAGCAGCGCGTCACCCTGCTCGATGAGCAACTGATCCGTGATCTCGGTTTCGAGATCAGGGCCAGCGAGTGCGCCGATAGGTAGTTGGATTGCTGTCATTACAATGTAAATAGCTGGTATCTAGGGCTGAATGTCAAGATGGATTTGTTATGTAGAGCGTAGATGATGCAGAAGGATGTAGATGTAGAACTTCGTTCTACATCGGTGTCCTCATAAGCTGTTGCCGAATAAAGCCACAAGTCTTTGTGAGTTTTCCGTTTATGTAGTGCATCTTTTCTGGCGTTCCTTCGTGTTCGCCTTGGCAGTCGGCGCAGTAATAAAAGTCGCATTTTAGACAGCGGGCAATGCCGTCTTGCCCGATTTTGCCAACGCATTTCTTGCAGTTTGGTAGCTTGATTTTGCTCATACGGCAATCTGTTCTCGAAACGATGCCCACTCGCACGGGATCACTCCTCCATGCTCCTGCATCCGACTCATGATCGAGGGGTTGATTGTGGCCTTGAACTCCTTGGAAGTCTGGTTGCTGATGAGGATAGTGTCCCGCTGCGCTGCGTATCGCCTGTCCACGATGTCCGTCAGGATGCGATCCTTGTGCTTCGAGTCCTCCGAAACTTCATGCAGTTCGTCGAGGATCAGCAGTTCGGCCTTCACCAGAGCGTTCAGCCTCCGCTCCATCCTGTCCATTTCGATTGTCCCGAAGTCCGCATACATCGCCTTCATTTTCGAGACGAGGCCCGTGGTTTTCTCGTAAATGACCATGCGGCGTCGGCCAACGCCCTTGCCCGCCATGTAGCCAAGGTGATCGGCCCACGCCCACTTCTGCACGATCTGCGCGGCGATGCTCGTCTTGCCTGTCCCTCGCGGGCCAACCAGCGCGACTGCCGCGCCTGTGTCCTTGAGGAAGTCGAGGCATTCCCTCGCCGCTTTGCGCTGCGCGTGGTTGCGGGAATCCATGCCGCTGTTGAGCAAGTCGTCTTTGCACGCTCGCTTGTCGAATCCCGCCTCAAGTAGAACGGGAAGGATGAATGTTTTGAAGTCTCTCTCCCGCGCCTGCTCTGGAGTCATGGGTGTGATTTTGGCGAGCATTGCCGCCACTTCGCTTTCAATGTTGTCGAATGGTGTCATGGTTAAAAAGGTTCGTCTGGTGAGTTGGGATCGATTTTCACGATCAGTTTGTCGCCCCCGAAATCTTCAGGGTATTCGCCGTGGCGAGGGTTTTTGACTGGAACTGATTTCGGAGCGAAGAGTCCTTTCCAGCCGTTCGATATTGTGGTTCGGATTGCTTCAATCGCGGCTGATTCGCCCCACTCCGCCATTTCCTTGAGCTTCGCGCTAACGCTTTGGGGTTGGAGTTTGACGAATCTGGATGCAGCGCGAAAAATGATGTAGTCGTTCCAAGCAATCTTGAATGCTTCGGAATCCAACTCGATTGGAAAAACAGACGGCGAAGCCGACGCTGGTTCTTGGTGGTTCTTTACGGTTCCTGATGGTTCCTTACGGATCGGGTGATCTGGACTGCCACTTCCACTGCCACTTCCACTGCCACTTCCACTGCCACCCCGTTTCGCCCCGATCTGATTTCGCCCTGATCCAGCTTCACCCCCATTTACAGGGACGGAGCCGTTAGTGGGGTGATCTGGCTTCACCCCTAAAAGGCGGTAAAGATTGGTGCCATTTCTGCCTTTACCGATAAGGATTTCCAGTTTTTTGTCCTTTTCGAGTTCGCGGCAGACAATCTGCACAAAACGGGGTGTCGAGCGGGACTTTTGGGCGAGCCTTTCGACGCCGGGGTAGGCCAACCCGCCCGCATCCGCAAAGTCCGCTATCGCCAGAGCGACGAGCAGCTTCGTCTTGTCCTTCTCGGTGTAGTATGGATCGCGCCAGACTGCGGTAAGATATTCGAGGCTCATTTGATGTATGCCTCCCTGATTGGTAATGAAAGGAGCGCAAGCCACGCCTCCTTCGATACTGGCCGAGCACCAGTCTCCCTACGGGTTATGGATACTCGATCCACGCCGAGCGCATCGGCGACCTCCTGTTGCGTTCCTCGTCTGTGGCGTTCAGCCTTGTATTTAGTGGCGGTCATGGGTGATTTCCGCTTGTAACCAGCGGCTTCATGGCTTGCAAGAACTTTCTCAAACTTTCGTATCGGACAGGGGAGCGCGGCCCACGCTGACCACCCCCATGAACAGCGCGGGCCGCTATCCGCTGGTGCTTCCACAAAGATGCCCACTACGGAGTGCGCGGCGGATACCCCCTGCAAAATAATTGTGCAAGAAATTAAAAAGAGATTGACTTGAGTATGACAGCGGGTATGACGGTGCAAAACGCCCTATGAAGAAACCCAAAAAAGAAACCCGCCAGCAACGCTGGATCACGAAGCAGAGGGCCGCTGGCCGCTGTGCCGTGTGTGGCAGGCCGAGCCGTCGCACCTACCGCTGCCGCGCCTGCTACGAGCGTAATAAGGGAGGGGCTATATGAACATAAAACTCAGCGAGGCGTTTAATTTCCAAGCACCGCACGGCTATTTCGTTTTCGCCCATCGCAAATCAACCGACGACGACGGTGTTTTTAACAACAGAGACGACGCCGAGGATTTTGCCGAGCAACAACAAGAGTTATCGGCGCAGCACGACGCGGATTACGACGAGGATAAGCCTTGGCCGATCTATGCGTTATGGGCGGCAGAGCTAGGAGAGGAACCAAAGCTATGACCTCCCACACCTACGACTTCAAAATCTACAACGGCAGGGTCAAAGTCTATGTGGACGGCTACGTGATGTTCACGTTCAACCAGATAGATTTCAAGGGCTACTACTCCTACAAAGACGACACGTTGCTGTTTGGCATAGACATCTACCTCGTTGATACGACGATGGAAATCTACTTCAAAACCAAGGAAAACTGGTT